AAATGCTGCAAGATTTGCATATATTACAGTGCTAGATCCTATATCGCTTGAACTGCTTCCTGTTTTACTAAAAAGTCTTGATACATCTCTTGCTTTTGACATAAGTTACTACCATTTTAATTGTGTATTTAGTATATTTATATAAGTTAAATGTTCTTTAAAATTTTATTAGCGATTTCTATGGCTCTATCATACCCAGGTCTAAATCTATTTTTTCTATTACCATATTTTTTAAACCATATGATATTTTCTAAAATGCTTGTTTTTCTATTATCTGGAATAACAAAGTTTTGAATAATTTCTTCAAATTGAAAACGAAGACTTAAAATTTCTGCGATACTCATACATATATTTCCTCTTCGTATAACTCTTTCCAACTAAAATATTTGGGAATACAATTAGAAGAATTATCGTTCCATGGATGTGATATTAAAACTGAGTCTAAACCCATTCGTAATCCAAGTTCTGCATTTTCAATTTTATCTTCTACCCAAAGATATCCGCTATCCCTGTATGGTTCAAGCGCTTCATCTTTATCAGCACCAGTATCACAGAAAATATATTTAGTAAATGCTGTCTTACCAAATAATCTTTCAATATTTTCTATTCTTAATTTCTGAGCGTACTCATCAGTTGTAAGTGACGTACACATATGAAAAGTATAACCATATTTACGATGTAATAAATCTACATAATAAACAGCATCACGCAGCGGATTTAGATATTTCATCCATGCTGATTCATTAAAAGCCCGTACTATTCGATCTTTTTCTTCAGAACTTATACCATAACGCTTTCCCATATTGTATTCTCTTCGATTGTTTTCATCGACTACATAGCCACGACTAGTCATCCAATCAGTAAAAGCGCCCTCCCAATTCAGGAGGACGCCGTCACAATCAGTTAATATAATTTTATTCATAAGCTAGCTTTCATTGTCATTTTCAAATTCATCCTGTCCATCGTACATCGCATAATCTATATTATGGCCTCGTATTTTAAAACCAGTTTTTCTTTCTTCAACATCTCTAATCCTATTATCTTTGCTTTGAGACATATTTTTATTTCTGTCACGTTTCTTATTACGTGGATCAAATCGACCAAATTTAGCCATCTTACTTATTTCACCTTTATGTTATGAGAAAATTTTGCCTAGTGTTTGTGGTCCTGCAATTCCGTCTGGAGTACATCCATTTTCAAGTTGCCATGCTTTAAGTGCTGCTTCAGTACCACGACCAAAATCACCATCAGCATCAAGACCAAGACATTCTTGAAGCTTTCTTACTGTATCACCCTTTGATCCTCTACGAACCAATTTAAGTTCCACATCATCATTATCGTCATCAAATTCTACATGACCTCCAAGTACTTCAAGAGCATGCGCATAATGCTTTTTACGATCTGCAAGACCAATGGTTCCACCATTAATACGTTTTGTCATACGAACAATATCGTCTGCATCACAATACTTATTAATGTTATTAGTCTTCCAAAACCAGCAAGCTGATTCAATAGCACCTTGAGGTGTTCGTACATAATCAGTAGCTTCTTCAGCAGTCATTCCTACAGTCTTACCAAACTCGGTATAGTTATATCTACCAGTAAGCTGAAGAATTCCACCACCTCTAAATGTCCAACCATCACCTGATGCAGTATCACCATTATCCATACGATTAGCATAAATGCGATTAGCAATCTTTTCTGGTTGTCTATGATATTCTTGAGCATCAACACCCGCACGTTTAAAGTATTTACCAAAAATAGCATCAAGTGCTTTTGCACTATAGTTTAAATTTTCAGTAATTGTTTTATAACTTGCGCTTTCATGTGCTGTTTGAGCAATAAACCCAGCCACCCGATTAGGTGTAGTAATATCATATTTTGGAAACATTTCTACCATTGCATTGTACCAATCTGATACATCGCTTTTGTGTAGAATTGTTTTGACATGATCTTCTGTAAAATCAAAATCCATCTTGTCCGTACTCCCGTGTGTTTTCTATTTCTAAGGAAAAGCTTTCATAGCCTCCAATATGTTTGTCGTTCCAAAATATTTGTGGAACGGTAGGAACAGAACCTATTTTACTAAGTAACTGTTCATATATATCTAAATCTTCTGCATCTTTATATTCATATTTTAATTTATATGATTCAGCTAATGCTACAGCTTTCTTACAATAACCACATCTACTTGTACCATAAATTTCAATCATCGCCATTATCCCATATACACCATGCGCCATAAGCAATTGCAGCATATGCTGCTAATTTAGCAAATGGTCCAGCAATTAAAACAATAACACCTACAGCAATTAAAGCTGCTCCATTTAACGATGTCTTTTCACCGATTTTTTGAATAACCCAATCTTTCATTTAAATTCTCCTATGATATTCCTAACATTTCTTTTGTCATTATATAATCACGAACCAAATCAGATCTTACAATATCTTCCCATCCAAATTTAACTACTTCAAAAAATCTCATTTGTTCTACAATTTTTAAGAACTTTAAAATACCATCTTTCTCATCATCAAATTTAAAGTCTGATTGCATATAATCGCCACAAAAAATAACACGACAATCTTTACCAATACGTGTAATAACAGAGTCTAATTCATGGAAGTTTAAATTTTGCATTTCATCAATAAGAATAATTGAGTGATCAAATGTACAACCACGAATATATGAAGTAGATTCAAATTTTATCTGCTTTGCGTTTATCATTTTATTATAAGAACCAAACTCACCGAATAACTCATTACATATAAATTTATAAGGCAGATTAAATGGTTCTCTTTTTTCTTCTATTGTACCAGGAAGAAATCCACCATCCCGCGTAGGAACAATAGATCTCATAATAGTTATATCACGATAAATTTCAGGTTCATCAAGCATTGCTTTTAAAGCTAAATATAAGCCGATAAACGTTTTACCAGTACCAGCACTTCCTGATAGTACTATATTTTTATTTTCTTCCCAAGCAGAAAACGCTGTTCGCTGATTTTCTGTAATAGGTTCAATACGAATAAGTTCTTCCGCATGAACTTGTAACGAATTATTTTTTTTAGTCATATGTTAATCGTATTACCTTTACCAGAACCACTCTTTATTTTTCTTTTCAAATCTTTAAAACCGTCGGGTGTTTGGCCGTACATATCTTTAGCTGCACTTAAAAACCGTGGTGCACTTGGGACTTGAATAATTTCAGGATCATGATTTAACATTTCTTGCAGTTGATTCCAGCTACAAATAGTGTCCCATCTATCATTTGTTTTAATATTTTTTAATGTATACGTTGGCACGTTTTTTCAGTCCTTTTCCATTTGTTCCATGATTCTTCTACATTATATCTATACATAATGTTCCATTGTTTAGACAAACCTGACCAAGATCTAATATATTCTTTTGGTTTTGGGCCATTTGAGTTATTATTTACAACAAGTTGAAGATATGTTCCGTCTTTAAGACTACCAATTTGTATACTATCAATAACCCTATATTCGATATCAAACATTAATAAGTAACTCCATTAATAAAGTTTTCACCTTTAATTGTGATGTAAGCATATCCATCATTAGGATTGATATCACGAGAAATAAAACCGGCATTTATTAACATTTCCATTCGATTACAATACTCTTGATATCTTTGTGAAAAGCCATCAAGATTATTAAAATTTCTTACATGGATTGGCTTACGTACGCCATTTTTTGCTTCTGATGCAACTGCATCTTCTAGGATATCAAGTTGAATTTTTACCAGTTTCATAATGTATCTCCCTTTGTTAATACCTTTATAATACATTTTTGACTAGTTGTAAACAATAAAATACATTTAATTTGCATTTAATATATTATGTGATATTTATGTTACAGTATCGCAGTTCATCAAAGTCCATTTGTAACGCGTTCTTTTGTTTAATAATTTCTAATTCCCAATGGTGAATTATATCACGTTTAGCAGGATTATTGTCTGGTAACTGTAATGCCCTACGATAATGAGCAGCTTCTTCTTTTAAGAATTTATTAAACTTGCGTGGAATAGAAACTTTACGCACTTTCTTTTACCTCAAACCATTCTGGAATTGGACGACGAGTCCATGCCATTTTAAATCTATCTTGTTTTGTCTGATAATATAATTTATAAGATTTAACTGGATCACCTTCAATAATACACTGTGGTTCGTGTTTCATTGCAAGAGCAAATGGAGTCATTAAGTATTTAAAACCCTCTTTAATATTAGTTGGAAGTTTAGATAATTTTTTACTAAGAAGATTTTCAGTAGAATGAGTTTTATCATAGCGGTAAGTATATTCTTTACATAGCGCTGAAAAATGTTCATAATGCCATTGATAATTATTATCATTTTGCATTGTCCATACTGTACAAGGATGGCCCATATGAACCGCTTTGTATAGAACATTTTCACGATCATCGGGAAGTTCCCAATACTTACTCATAGTTTTACCGGATTTAGATCTTCGTCTTGTTTCAATACCATCAAGCATACGATGAGCTGTTGATAACATTTGAGCAGATTCGACAATCATTTTAACTACGTGTTTATCACATTGTAATTGAGCAGCTTTGATTGGATCCTTATCTAAGATGAATAAATTCATAGTAATACCTTTTTAACAGATTATACTAATATTATATCACATTATTTAGCAATTGTAAACAATTTTATACCAATGTTTCAGCATCAACATTACTAGCATTACTAACATTTGTAGAAGGAAATGATCTACCTGAACCCCAAAGAAGTCTTACAGCCCCACCGCCTGAGTTACCTCCCCCTGCGCCAGATCCACCGCCACCGCCACCGCCACCATAGTTTCCTCCGGCTGAATGACCATAAGTACTAACGGCATCTTCACCACCTGACCCGCCGGTACCCGCAGAAGTAGTTGTTGGATGTTGATTTGGATGTATAGCAGCTAAACCACCAACTCCGTTCGTTCCTTGTCCGTAGACACCAACGCCACCGCCGCCACATGTATAACTACCAGAATTTGCCATTGACCCACCAGCGCCACCGCCCTGACCATTTCCAGCTTGTCCCGTATTACCAGATTTACCATCTCCACCATCTCCGGAATAACCACCTGCACCACCACCGCCGCAATCTTGATAAGTTCCGCTACCTTGGCCATCACCGCCGTTACCACCGCCATCTCCAACATAACCACCACCGGTCGCGCCATTACCACCTTCACCCATTACGGTTGATGTGTTTATAAAGTAACTATGTTCATTTGCTTTATTTTGACCACCAGCACCAACAACTACCGTATAAGATTGACCTGGAGTAACCGATATATTATTTTTCCAACCAAGACCTCCACCTCCTCCTGCTACTGAGCCTGCTTCCGCGCCAGCACCAACCGCTACAACTGATACACTAGTAAGTCCAGCTGGACAGGTCCAAGAATGTGTTCCTGCTGTTGAAAATAAATAACTAGAAGGCGGAGGACCAAATGATAATGCAAATGAGGATGCGTAATTAAGTGCTGAATTTACATTATCTGTCACACTAAATGTTAAAGTAAATGTTCCAGCGTCAGATTCTGTACTAGATGGAGTAATAGTAAATACATTATCTGCTTGAGATACTGTTGCCGTTGACCCTAGTGAACCAGTTGTAACTGCATAACTCCAAGTCAACACCATTCCTTCTGGGTCTGTGGCGACGGCAGTAATAGTAGTTGCTGTTCCATCAGTTGCTAAACTATATGCTGAATTTACACCAGTAATAGAAGAAGGTGAAGCATTCGTTACTTCAGCGACTAGGTACCAACCAACACCATTCCAAACATACAATTTATTTGTAGCTTTAACAAATGCTGTATTTCCCTTGCTAGTAGAATTTGCTGGTAAATCTGCAAGAGTTTCATAAACTCTTATGTTAGATTTTTCTGGTCCTGAAGCTTCTGAAGCGGGTAAAGGTGCCAGTTCAAATGTCGGAATCATATTTGCATATCGGGTTTCAGAATACTTACCCATAATTTATCCTTGCAATTCCGCTGTAGGTGGTGTGAAGTTTGCAGTATATCTTGCAAGACCGCGAGTGAATCTAAAATCTTGTATATTGCCAAACGTTAGATAACCAGTGGCATATTTACCACCAATGACACCTTTTGGAGTCGTATACACAGTTGTATCCGCAGCACTAAGGGCTGTAATCTCGGTTCCGTCCTCGTATATTTTTATAGTACCATTGTAACGAACATACGCAAGATGATACCACTGCCCAACAGTTGTTTGGCCTGCACCGGCAGAAATATACCCACCAGAGCCACTATACATTTGATATCTTCCACCAGATGTGCGTCTTGAGATAGCAAAAGTGGGAATACTGTTACCGTGTGCATTTCCTAAAATTTGCGGAGCGACTTGAAAAAGACCGCCCCATTGATCAGAAGAAAACCTATGCCATAATTCTACAGTAAAATCTTCGTTTGCTCCAATATCACCGCCAGGAATATCAAATGTTAAATAATCACCTGTACCATCAAATGCAATTGATTTAGTTCCAGCAAATTTTACATAAGTTGTATCTGTCGCCGGATTACCAACAAAACTTACTCGACTTGATTGGGACAAATCTTCAGCGGAAGGTTCTGGATTCAATAGTAATTTAGCACTTTCAGTTACATTGATTGTTCCTATCATAGCCGAATGATTGCTACATTGATAGTAATATGTACCAGCAGTATTAGGAGTCCAAGTTACAGTACCACTTTGAGCGCCTTGATTAGTTGCGGCAGGTGTACTTACATCTGCACCACCGTCTGACACTCTAATATGAAAAGGATGACCTGAAGCATTTACCACAAAATTTACTGTTTGACCAACAGCCATATTCACAGTTGGATTGCTGCTACTCATATCAGTACTTAATGTGTCTGAAGTTAATGTATATGCACTTGCTCCTGAGTTTGTTACATTTATATTAAAAACAGGAGGTGTAGTTGTTAACGGTGTAGTTGGTGGTGTGAAATTACTAAAATACGCACAAGTTCCATTTAATACTCTAATATCAGACATATAACCAGTAAGAGCATACGCGGTATTATGGTATGAACCAAACCTTGGTCCATTCGTGCCGACTAATTGAGTTAAAGAGTTTGTAAAAGTAGAACCTTCTTGTATACCGTTTACAAATAATTTTACATAAGAACCCTGCCTTACTAATGCAACATGACTCCATGCATTATCTAGAATAACAGAACTTGTTATTCTAGCACCACCTTGATGATAATATATTATATTATTGGTGTTATACTGGTTATCAAGATAAAGCAGTGTATAGGTTCCGTTTCCGCTAGATCCACGAAAATCTACTAACTGAGCTTCTGTAGCTGTCCGAGTTAATGGATATATCCAAAATTCTACTGTAAAATCGTTAGTGCCAAATGCAAATTCTGCATCACCATTTAAATTAATTCCATCACCTACTCCGCCAAAATAAGCAGACGCACCATGAGAGGCTTCTGAATATGGAGCATTATCAAACAGAGATTTTGGTTTTAAAGATACATCACCGGCAGTTATAAGAGCGTGATTCGATGTAGATTGATCTTTAAGATAGGGTAGTTGACCTAGTAAGAATTTTGTATTTGTAATTGCAGTAAGCGGTTCAGTCGGCGGAGTAAAATTACTGGTGTAAAGTAATATCCATTAACGCTATATAAATTAGAATTATAATCAGAAGGAACCCAAAAGTAATTAGTACCACTATAATTTACAGTGTCGGAAACCGCAGAACCCGAAGCCACACCATTTATATAAAATTGACTAACTGCACTGCTTCGAACCAGAGCAACGTGTGTCCAAATATTTGGTAGCAGTGCTGTTGCTGTACTAGTTTTTACTGAGCTACCTACATAATACTCTAGAATGTCCGATTGATTTGACCAAATTGAATAATTACCCGAATATCCGGCATCTATTAATACTCTCCATGATCCAGAATCATTTTTATATATCCAAAACTCTATCGTAAAATCACCAGTACCAAAAGCAAAATCTGCGTGGGCAGAATTTGTTCTTATATAATTACTTGCCATTGCTGGACCAAAATATGTAGAATATCCACCATGACGATATGGACTGAATGTTGATGTTGTTGAGTTACCATCAACAGTAATCGTATGATTCGAAGTGGATGCATCGTCAAATGTTTGATTAGAACCAGCTGCAGTCGCTTTAACTGATAACGCAGTGTATCTTGAATTAGTAACAGAAAATAATAATGTAAACGCACTTACTGCACTTACGACTCCGTTTAGACCATCAGTCACACTAAATGTTAAACTAAAAGTTCCTTCATTTGCGGTATCTGTTGAAGGTGTAATTGTAAATACATTGTCCGCTTGAGATACTGTTGCTGTAGAACCCAATGATCCAGATGATACCGCATAGGACCAAGTTAAAGCAAATCCTTCAGGATCAGTAGAAACCGCAGTAATAGTTGTGGCTGTACCATCTATTGCAAGTGCATATGTATCACTAACTCCAGTGATAGCAGTTGGAGATGCATTTGTAACTGTAGCGATTAAGTACCATCCAACACCGCTCCAAATATATAATTTATTTGTTGCTACAACAAAAGCTGTATTTCCTGGTGTAGAACCAGAAGCTGGTAAATCAGCAAAAGTTGCATATGAATACGAGCCTGGTGCTGAATTTACGCTTTTTGGAAAGCTAGCCGATTCAGTTGCGTATCTTTTTCTGGAATAGCTTCCCATTTAAATCACCCTATTTAAATATTCAAAATACCTTGTCTATTATCTTTATCTTTATGCTTTAAATCTTTAACTATTTCGTTATGTTCTGGATTTATGCTTGATATTGCTTTTTTATAATACGCTTTACGGGCCTCGGCATCAACTTTATTGTAAGCAGCTTTCTTATTAAGTTTAGTTTTACTTTTTGTACCTTTCGGAAGGCTGTCTTCATGTTTTTTCTGGCTATCAACCATTTTATTATAAGCATGATGAGCTGCGGTAGCAGTTTTAGCTAATTTATGAAAAGTAGCAGCATGTGTAGGACCGGCATATTCGCCATCTCTTACTTCTTCATAATGTGGATGATCTTCATGTTTATGATCATATCCTAATCTTGCATTATCTATATGTGTTTCAGAAGGATTCTTTTGTTCAGCTTTTTTATGCCTTTCCATTTCATCATAATGATGATCTTCCTCTCCATTACCGTAATGATGGTCGTGATAATGGTTATAATTTGAAGTTGTAAACTCTTTTGTTTTATGAGTTTTCAGATGAGCACCTGCAGCATCGTGAGCATCATGATGGAGTTTTAAAGTATGTTCAGCATGAGCTATTCTCTCTTTTGCTTCTGGGGCGTGTCTTTTAAGCGCCGCCGTATGCTTTTTAATAGTAGTCACACGTTCTTCAGCATCACTAGGACCGTGGTATTTCCTGCGCTCTTTGTCTGCCGGGTCGTTTAGTCTATTTTCTGTAGCAGAGATTCGACTCGCAGATAAGGTACTACTATGAGTCATCGCTATACGAGTATGCTTTCCGGTATTTCCAGCAGCATCTACCCAATCTCCTTTAGGATGGGGCGCCATTGAGCCTTTATTACCGGGATTATGTTCTACAGTAGAATCCCAGAATGATCCGTCTTTACCCGGAGGTCGCATTGAGTTTGGATTATCAGCATTACCTTTTTTGGTAATATTATAACCTTTGCTTAACCCTTTTAAGTTTCCTAATTTTTTGGCGTTACTTTTACTTTTATCACTCAAAGCAGCTTTTGCTTTTTCATGCTCAGCATCTTGGGCCTTGGCTCTATTACTTATATTCTTCATTCTTTCTGCATGCTTTTCAGGGTCACTTTTAAATGACGCTATTGCAGCATCTTTTGCCCGCCTAATTTTCCTAAAAAAGCCCTTTTCATTAAGCTGCTTCTGATGTTGAATATCTTCGTTCATCTGTTTAAAAGTTTTCATGTCTACCCCATTCGATAATTTGCTAAACCATTTTACTATATTTATACAAATAAAAAAAGGAACAAAACTAATTGTTCCTTTTCTATACTATTTCTTGTAAGGAATTATGCTACCATATCCTCTAATTCATATATCTTCTGATCTAAATATACTTTTTTTGATTCTAGTTTCTTAGCTAAAGAATGGTTACCCTTTTGTTTTATTTCCTCTACATAAGCTTTGAGCTCAGTAGAATCTTTTTGTAATTTCGCTATTTGATTGTTATGTAAAACCATTTTAGTTCTCCTAAAAAAAGACAGACTCTTCCGAAGAAGGCCTGTCTATAAATCTAATTATAAGTATATTTTCCAATCATTATATATTTATTTCTGTATCAAATTTGGAAAGGCTTCTTTTGCTACTGCTTTGGTGACTCCTTTTATTGGGTTTTTATTAATCATATTAATAATTAATTCTGCTTCAGGTGGCTCAACTGACTCTAACAAAATAATAAAAGCTTTTTCTCTTTTTACTTTTTGCATAGAGTCACCAGGTCCACCTTTAACAAATGAAATAAAATCTTTATGTCTTTTATAAAGATTAGATGGTGCATTGTAACCATCATTTGCTTGAAATGGTGGAGGAGGGCCAGTTGGGATATTAAATTGAACACTAGTGTCGTATGTTCCTCTTAAAATATCTTTTAATGCCCAGCATTCATTCTTTTTCAATATCTCAATCTTTTCTTTTTTAGATCGAGCTTTTCTTGTATCATTAATTATATCACTTATCATTATTATATAAACTCCTGTACACTTTCAACTAACATTCTACAACGCTTAGCTACAAGATATGGGAACACTTTACTTTTATTTGCCCACTGATCCTGTGCTTCATATGTATTTATAATTTCTTCTTTAATATTTTGAGGACATTCTGATTTTTCCGTTAAATCTATTAGTTTTTTATTGCGTAAATAATTACGATAAATTTCATCACCTAAAGCTTTTGGATCTTCGAGTAGTATTGCTTTTTTCTTAGCAGATAATGGTGTTTGTCTACGGCCTTCAACAAAGCATTTATCGTCTGATAATACATTTGGTACACCATCAGTGCCACATCCAGTAAGAATGTGTTCTTCAAGATATAATCTAGGATTAGGTTCATCTACAAATTTCTTAGTTGCTGTTGACCATTGACGAACATTACCATATTTTTGTAGTTGACGAAAATCTTTATCAGCAGATACAATCATTACCTCTTCATGATTACCAAACTCTTGAGTCCATTTTACTATTTCAGCAATAGAATCATCAGCTTCACATCCCCATTGATGAATAACTTTATATGGAAAATGTTCTTTTAATTCTTCACGAACTAAATTAATACAACGAAAAGCTTCTTCCCAATCAATTTTAGATTTTTCACGAGATTCTTTGCGCTTACCTTTATATTCAGGATATACATCTTTGCGCCAGTTTCCGCCGGCATCACACACAATAACTATTTCACCATATTTGTCTTTAAACTTTTGACGATACATACGAATACTATTTAATATCATATGGCGTATTAGATTTTCATCAGCATTTGTTAAACCCATTGCAACAGGTGCAATTGAAATACCTGAGAAGTCAATTAAAATCATAGTTGATTCCTTTCATTATATAGTTATTATATCATAGTATTACTCAATTGTAAACCTTTTATTCAGATAATTCTTGAATTAATTTTACGTCTACTTTACCTTCTTGCATTAATCTTTGACGATTAGCTAAATGACCCTTTTCAACATCAGCTTTTGATTGTCCATGATATGGAACGGCATGACCTTCATCAATAAGAATATCGGTGCACATACGTCCGTCAGGAGCAACAAAATCACCAAGGACTCTACCAAACTTACCTTTCATATCTTCACCATCTTTATTGATTTCAGTCTTTAACACGCCTTCAGATCCAAGAAGTTCTTGAAGTCTTGCTTTAGCTGCTTTACCAAAAACTTTTTCAACCTTATCGCTGGTACGAGATTCAGGTGTATCGATACCCATTACACGAACTCTTTCATCAGTTAACACAATACCAAATCCAAGATCAATATCTACATCAACAGTATCTCCATCAACTACTCTATTAATAGTACATTTATATTCGTACATTATTCTTTTCCTTTTACATGCTTTGAATGAATTTTACATCCAATAAATTCATTATAATATTCATCATTAAAAAGGACTTCACGATCAAATTGTTCTTTTGCCTCATAATAGCTCATAAGACCTTTTGTCTTACATAACTTTAGTATTTCTCTTTTAAATCTATTTTCTCCATCATTTTCTACAAGCAACTTAACTTCTTCATTTGAGCCATAGTAACTCATCCAATCAGATTGAGCTTTTTTTACTCTTCGTCTAGTTTTACCTTTTAAGGGTTTAAGTCTTCTTGTGGACCATAATGTTTTTTTCCCAATATACTTTTTACCGTTGTTTAAATCAGTTATACAGTAAACAAATCCAGCTAAGTCATCAATACGAGAATCAGCTGGATCAAACTCTTTATTTTCAAATAACCACAATATAGTATTCCTTAATTACAAAATACTATTTATATAAATTAATCGTTATCCTCTGCATCTAATAATTGAGCATTTATTTCATGTCCACAACATGGGCAATATTCAGGCTCTTTGTCTTCTGTTGATACTTGTGATTCTGCGTCACAATAATCGCACTCAATATAATAGTGTAACATATAGTCTTCCTTACGCTTCGCAACTAGCGCAGTTCATAATATCACGAACTAATTCTTGCGCAGGGTTTGCTGATCTTTGATAGTAAAATGTTTTAACTCCTAACTTCCAACCTTCAATAATTAAAGAATTGACATCTTTTGCTGGAATATCTGGATGAATAATAATATTTAATGATTGAGATTGATCGATATATTTTTGTCTTCCGCCAGCTTGTTGCACAATAGAAAGTGGTGTAATTTCACTAAATGTTTTATATACATCTTTTTCGTGTTCAGATAAAAAATCAAGATGTTGAACTGACCCACCGTGTTTTAGAATATCTACCCAAGTTTCTTCATTATCTTTTCCATGATCATGTAGCACACCTTTTAAATGTGGATTGCGATAAGTAAATTTACCTTTTGCTAAATCTTTTGTAAAATAGTTAGATGCTAGTGGCTCAATAGATGGTGATACCTGTCCAAGAATAAATGATGATGAAGTAGTTGGAGCAATAGCAGTTCGTGTTAAGTTGCGCTCACCGGTTCCTAACATACCTTTTGGTTCACCATATTCAATTGCTAATTCTTTTGATGCTTCAAGTGACTTATCATCAATAAATTTACTAATTTTCATAGAAAGCATTTGTGCCTCAAATGATTCAAATGCCACACTTTTAGATTGAAGATATGTATGCCATCCCAATTGTCCTAAACCTAATGCTCTCCAATGTAAAGCAAAATTATAAGCAGAATGCATAAACTGAATATCTTTAGTTTTTTCAATATATTCTTCCATTACAGCATCAAGAAACCAAATCATTGTTTCTACTGCATCAGTTTCAGACCATTCATCAAATGTAGCACAATTCATCGATGCTAGATTACATACAAATGACCATTCATCACTTGAAGGCAAACAAATCTCAGAACAAAGATTAGAAGCCCAAATAGGAATATCTTGATCTTTTAAAATTTGAGGCTTATTATTATTTACTGTATCACTAAAGAACAAATATGGATAACCACTTTCTCTGCGCTTGCGAAGTACTCTTGCCCATACAGTTCTTTTATCAGCATCACCATCAATCATAGATTGCATCCACTCATCAGAGATACAAACACCAAGTGACAAATGCATTATAGAAGAACCTTCTTCACGACACTCTAAAAACTCCATAATATCTGGTGAATCAATAGGCAAATACGCAGCAAAAGATCCTCTTCTTACAGATCCCTGCGCAACAACATCTACTTGAGTTTCTGTAAGATTCATAAAATGGACAGGTCCATCAGCAACTCCACCAGATTTAATTGGTTCGCCTCTAGCACGAATAGATCCAAAATAACCTGAAGTTCCTGCACCCATTTTAGTTTGCATACCCACTTCAGCATTTTTCATTAAAATCGATGCCATATCGTCTTCAACAAAAACACCATTACACGAAATAGGTAATCCTTTTTTAGTACCAAAATTAGACCATACTGGAGACGAAAGAGAATAGAATCCTCTGCTCATATAATCATAAAACTTATCAGCAAATCCTTCTTTATCAAGAATTTCTTCTGCAGCTTGAGCAATCATTCTTACTCGCTCTTCAGTTGTCATATTTCCATCAATATATCCACGACTTAAAAAAAGTCGTGAATCATCATTAGCCCACTCAAATCCCATTATATAATCCTTTAAAATAAATCATCTGCAGTAATACCCTGACCTTTTGCGTATTCAACAGGCCTCTTTTGAAAGAAATCTGTCATATTTGCTCCTAGTAATTCTTCATCAAACCAAAATGTTTGATCAATATCATCTTGATTATATATAATCTCTGAATTATCAAAACCAATTTGATCTAAGGAATCTGCCATTCTTTTAGCAATAAATGATTTAAGAATACAAGCCGATAGACCTTTTGTTTCATAATCACCCATAATCCAATCAATTACTTTACTTTCTGCTTTCAAAGCTTCAATGCATTCTTCTCTTACTCTTGATTCCAATTCTGCATCAAATAATTCTGGGTATTCTTCGCGTAATGTATTGATTAGTTTAATACCAACTTGAGCATGTAGCATTTCTTCATTTCGAGTATATTGTACTTGTTGCGCACAATCTTTCATTACAGCTTTATTACGATTCATATGCATAATAATATAAAATTGACTAAATAAACTTACATTTTCAACAAATAATGTAAACAACATGATAGAGTAGATATATTGCTTTTTATCGTCAGCATAAACTTTATTGTTATACTTACGCAAATAATCTACACGGCCTTTGATTACTTTTTCATTTAGATTTTCTTCAAATACATGAGTCAAATGCAAGACATCAAGAATTTTCTCATATGCCATATTATGAATGACTTCTGAATTAGCCATAGCATAACCCAAGTCTTTAATCGATGGATGTGGTAAATGATTACCCACATCTGCCCAAAATGATTTAACAGCAATTTCAATTTGACCAATAGCTGACATAGTCTTAACAACAATCTCACGTTCTTCTGGACTTAAATCTGATTTAAATTGTGAATAATCTGAACGAAAGTTAAATTCTTCTGGTGTCCAAAATCCTTTCCAAATAGCTTCAATAAAGTCTTTTGTCCATGGATATAAGTCTGGTTTTCTTGAGATTTGTTCTTGAAATAACATATAATTTTCCCTTGAGCGTAAAATATATACTCAGCAAATCGCATATTTACTAAGTATTAATTAAAGTTTGTTTTATGATTGGTACTATTATATATCAATATTAGGTTTTTGTAAATACAATATATGGCCTTTTTTTTGAAAAAAAGTAATATATATTGTATTATTTTTTAAAATCTTTTGATATTGAATTGGCCGTTGTTTTTGCACGACCTTTTAAATTTCTATTATCGCCACTTATATTAGATAGTTTATTAATCCTATCTTCTAATTCCTGAATCTTAGCAGCAATTTTTGGATTTACTTTTTTCCATGCTTCTGGATCTTGATCAAACCATGTCCATCCATATCTATCACGCAAATAGTCGCATACTTGATCAAATTTTGAATATCCCCACAGACCTATTCTAGTATCTCTTATATAAGCTAAACATGCTGCTCCAAGAAGTGCTCCAGCAATGCTAGTATAAATCCATAAGTAATCCATTTATTATTCCTCTATAGTAACTGCCTTATCCATTGTTTTTTCGCTTTCAATATAATAATTTTTATATGCTTGTATGATTGCTTGTTGTTGACCTATATACATTCTAATATCAGATATATTCAAACCCAATTTTCCATAATCATCTCCAGTTAATCCAAATAAAACTAGATCGTCACCTGTCTTTTTTAGATCATCAAAAACTTCTTCATGATTATTTGGGGTTATTGCAACCCATGTTATATCACGTTGATCAATTTGATCTGCTTCTGGTAAAACAAGTTCAGGTCTTTCGACTGGTTTAGTTTTAATCTCTACTGTTTCGGGAAGTCTCTTCAAGCTGCTGCAACCGTTCAGGGTCAACAAGAGTATCAAACAACCAAGGGCATTCACGATTAAACGCTTTTCCATTTTCTGCTTCTCTTTCTTTTTCACTTAATGGAGCGCCAGACATTAATTCAAAACATCTTAATGCATTGGCAGTTCCCCTATTAATTAATCTTTCAACTACATCTGGCTTTTCAGCACCAAGCAAACCAAGATCTAAACTTTCTAATTTCTTTGCAAGTATTTTATTCCGCGTGCGTGTACGGGTCATTTGTTTATTAACGCTTTTTAATTCATTGTTAACTGCTTGAATATCAGACTCAAGCGCGCCAATAGTATCTTTTTGAGTCTGTACAGCACCTTCAAGCTTAGCATTGTTTGCTGTTAATATTTCTATTTTTGCTTGCATATGATTCCACGTAGCATAGGCTCCATAACCTATAGAGCCTATTAAACCGATTACAAATATCATCATATAAATTTTAAGCATTTACTTGCCGTATGCGTGTTTCTTAAATGTAGTTAACAATAGTTCTTTACCTCTATATTTTTTCTTTAAAGTATTAGCTTTTGAACTATTGAGTTTATATCTACGATCAGTTACTGGAACTTCTTTGACTCTACGCATCATTTCATGACCAAGCGGAATATTATCGTGGCCAGCAACTGGTCCACCGGCACTGATTGAATTAGCTGGGGCATCTTCTTGAACTTCATCTTTTTTATCATCTTTTTCAAGAGGCTTATAATTCTTTAGAGCCTCTTTCAAAGACTTCATCTGTTCTAGTTTGTTTTTCATACCTTCACCTTTGGTTTGATTATTCCTTGAGTTACCATATCTAATCCAATATCAGACTTTTTAGGCACTTTGATAGCTTGACACATTCCTGCCAAATTCTTGGGCGACGTATTAACCATAAAGATAATTGGATTTGCAGAAAGATATTTATGAGCGGCATCGATATAAGGAGTTTCAACTTCTTTTTTCCATTTGGCCGCAAGCTTTGGTATTTTTTTAATGGCCGCCATTTGTTTCTGATTTACACCAGATTTTTCTCTGCCTAAAGCTCCTTTGGGGTCTGCCATATTTTTAAGTTCGAGGGCTGGACCGACTATTTTTGTCATATCCATAGTGGCACCTAATTTATAGTTAACCATATATCCGTCTCTAGTAAAATTGCCAGCTTTAATTTCATAATTTTTACCGTCAACTACTAAATCAACTCCTGCAGAAGAGCCACCACCTAAGTGAGCATCATCTAAAATAAAGAATAACATGGCTTCACCAGGACCAACACCTTTAATATCATACTTATGTAATTTTCCAAATGCGGTTGAGTCAATCCTTTTTAATTCCTTTAAAACTGAATTAACTTTGCCTACAGTTGGTTGACCTTTTATAGTGCCATCCATATCAAACTTTGGAAAATATTTCATATGAAATAAATGTTGAATTTCTTTTTTATATTTTAAAGAAGTAAAATCAGATCCTTTTAAATTAAATGATGTTAATGTTTGAGCCTTTGCTAAAAATTCTGTATCTAAATCTGAAACTGCCACTGCCGCCATTTCTTTGATATATTTTTTTAGCGTCATCATGACATTATTTCCCCTATAGTGATATATACTTTTTGTCTTGTATTTACATGCGTAGCTTCATACACATTTAATCCAAACATTTCACCTACAGGATAACAGTCATTTCCAACTCGAATCCAATCTTTTGGTCGTACAACCTCTTCAAATGTGCTATTTACTATTTTATTATTTTTAACTCTATATGATCCTGGAGCCAATGCACAGCTTTCTAATAAA